TTTTTGGTCAACATCGTTTTATCTCTTTCGATACTATGTTGAAAAATATAATACCAGTAAAGTTTGATGTGCAACCTAGAAATGTCACTTTAGATACTGATTCACAAAACATAGATGCACCCATTGTGGGTTTGAATACTCAGATATTGGGTTATGAGAGAGTGCAAAGAGCTAACTTAATTAAAGCTATTTTTGATGGAGCATATGCTAGTAATCAAAATGTTTATGACCATGTGAAAAAAACATTGCATGTTATTCGTTATAATGCAAAAGAGGACATATATGATAAATTACAAAAACATCATAAAGATTTATTTCCTTTAATTAGATTAGGTGTTCCAGATATCCATACAAAAACTACATCATTTGATGGCGATGGTAATTTTGATGCAAAAGTATTTTCATATACAATACCTGACGGTGATTTAGCTTCTGAGGCTAAGGGCACATTTAAAACATACAATGCTAATCGTTTCTCTAACCATGATAGATTAGTCGACCCATTTGATGGTGAGGGCGCTTTAAGTAATGTAGGTTTACAACCACCGATGTATAGAGATGATTCTATTTTAAAAAGAAATGCCCTAACAGCATTGATGGATCAATTTGTAGTAAAAGCCACAATACCTTTTAGACCAGACATATCAGTTGGTTCGATGATTAGTTTAGATTTACCTGATATACATGGTGGTACTGCATCAAAAAAATTAGCTAACGATGAGTATCTAATAACAAAAGCAACATTCGATATATCCCCACCAGAAGATAAAGGGTTTATACATTTAACATGTGTTAAAGTATCTTTAAGTGCAGATTTGGCTACTTACACACCACAATTAGATGTTCCAGACGAACCAGAGGTTTTATAATGTTATATTACGGAGTAGTAGAAGATAGATTAGACCCATTAAAAGCAGGTCGAGTGAGAGTTAGAGTATTCGATGTTCACACTCATAGAAAAGATCAAATCGCTACTCCAGATTTACCTTGGTCAATGGTTATGATGCCATCTACTGTTGCTGGTTTAGGAGGTTTTGGTCAGAATCATTCGTTAATAGAAGGGACACATGTTGTCGGTATGTTCACTGATGAAGAACAACAACAATTTGTAGTTTTAGGTGTTCATCAAGGTTATTCATCGCAAGGTGTTTTGATAACAGAAGGAAATGATAGCGGTGAAAATAGAAAATTTTTAGTTGTAAATGAAGAAAATCAAAACGAAATAGGATTTTCAGACCCTAGAATTAGGGGTGACGGAATTAGTAGTTATACGGGTAGGCCAGACGGTAAAAATCCTAAACATTTTCCACAAAGAAGTTATGGTTTAGAAAAAAAACTAGATTTTTATCCAGCATTACCAGATTCGATAAATCCTCAATACGATCAAACAACAAACAAACCTAAAAATTTAGTAAAAGAAGAATTAGAGTTCAGTAAAAAAGTTCCATATTACCCTTTGAAAAAAACTATATCAGATAAAATTACATTAGAAGACGGAAGTAAAATTGACGAGTATGGTTTTGATATAAACAAATATTCTGGAATTGATAATAAACAAATTACATATTTTTCTTATAGATATGGTCTCTTAAAAAGAGATTTGGGTGATAATCTTGAAGATTTTCCTGTAAGAACTAAACAGACACCAGTATATCCTTTTAACAAAGTCACCTATACAGAATCAGGACATTTATTTGAACTAGACGATACACCTCATCGAGAAAGAGTTTCATTACAACATAGATCAGGAACTTATTTTGAGTGGCAACCCGATGGTGATGCAGACACTAGAGTAATGAAAAATAACTATACTGCTATTTGTGGTAACGATACAATATATGTAGGCGGGAAAGTAAAGATAAAAGTCTTAGGTGACGCTACACTCGATGTAGGTGGTGATTTAAAGGCAGATGTAGCAGGTAAAACAACAATTGATGGAACAGATGATATTACAGTGACAGCGCCTGTTATATCTATGAACGGCACAACAATCAAACTTAATTCATAATGGCATTTACAGTATCAATACCTCAGGAACTAACCTGTCCAGAAGATGATATATTTTCTTTACCCACAAAAGAAGATTTAGTCAATGCATTAAATAAAATTGCACAAATACCTAGTAAACTTAGAGTAGAGATAGTTCAACTAGGTGATAAAATCACTGATGAAGTCAAAGAAGAAATAAACAAAGTCATAGAAGACATTGAAGAGTTCATTGATAAGTTTGCAGATTTATTATCGCCTTTTTGGCAAAAAGGTCAAGTTCGTAATTGGCAAAAAGAAATCAACGATGCGATTACGGAACTGCTACAAGAGTTTCAAATTTTTGTGCCTGCTAAAATTGCAGAGTTGATATCAAAGATTATACCAGTAGAATTGAAAGTAAACATTTTAGGTATAAACATAGACATTCTTAAAATATTAACTGCTGAAGAACAATTGAGAGTTAAAACTCAGATAGCAGGAAAAGTTGATAAATTTTTTGCATTGATACCTGATACATTTAAGGGATTTGATGGCGAGTTAGGTGTGACATGTGATGAATGGAAGGCAAAACTATGTTGGCAATATATCAAAACTAAAATACAAGAAGTATTATCAGGTAATTTACATGGCGCTTTCAAAGGTTTGATAGATAAGTTTGATGAGATATGGGATGCATTGGGTTTACCAAGTTTACCAGGTCTTTTCACACTTGATGTAGCCGCTATCATAGACGGATTAACAAAAGCATTAGTAGAAAAAAGAAAGAGACTCTTTGAAAAACTCTCTACTGCTGTAGGTGATGCAAGAGAAAAAATTAGAAAAGAGATAGATGATATAAACACTAGTATTGTAGATGCATTAGAAAGTATTAGTATAGGTGGTTTCAGTTTAAGATCGATAATAGGTGGTGCAATAGATAGAACAGTTGAATCATTAGAAGAGACAGTATCAGAAATCAAAATTGCATTAGAAGATTTTGTCTATAAACTTACTCAAAAACTTTTGTTTGATTGGGTCAAAATTGTTAAAAAGTTTTTTGATGCAATAGGTCTAAGTGCTATTTTCAAATTCTTGTTCTTTACATTTTGTGATTTACTAAAACTGATTGGCATGCCTTTCAAAATTGATTTTGCATTACCAACAATCGCAGGTGTCATGGCAGTCACTAGAACACCAAAAAGAGAATCGTTAAGAGCACCATCATTTGACAGAGACAGAGGTGTAAATTTTTTCAACGCAAATGGCACTGAAACAGAATTTGAATTGCCATCAGAGGCAGGTTCTAGATTAATTTTTTTAGATGGTAAGAAAGATAAATTAGGGTTAGAAGATGGTGGTAATATATTATTAGAGACTGATGAATTAGGACCAAGTGGTGAGGGTTCACCAGATAAACTTTCATTAGAAGAATCTACTTCTGGTGTTTCAGTTGTTGGTAATAAACTCGTTTTTGAAACACCACCAACAAATGGGCAAACAGTTTCAATTGTTAATGTATAGGAGTATAAATAGTTAGATGGCAACAAGAGATTATTCAAATTCAGGCGCATCGATAGTATCAGATAAAGATAGTTTTGCTGATTTAGATTTAAACTTCACGGCACATCCTGTGACAGAAGATATAGTAGCAAAGAAAGATGCGAATGCAATTAGACAATCAGTAAAAAACATACTTTTAACTAATCATTACGAGAGACCATTTAAACCAAACTTTGGTGCTAATTTAAGAGGTATGCTTTTTGAGGCTAACGACCCATTA